TTGCCGGCCCCGAGGTTGAGGCCATTCTCCTGAAGGACCCCGAGTTCGTTGCGGTTGACTACAGCGGTGACACCAACGCCCTTCGTCGGGCGACCATTGGTTCGTTCTACGGCTTCGATGTCGTGATCCACAACAGCTTCGACCTGGAGATGTACTTCTTCCACAAGAGCGCTTTCCTCCTGGCCACGGTTTGCCCGGCTATCCCAATGGGTGCCGTTACCGGCTCTGTCCAGTCCGTCAACGGCATCGCCACTCGCATGCTCGTTGACTACGACTACGACAAGAAGGCCGACACCATCGGTCTGGACACCATGTACGGCTTCACCACGATCAAGGAAGACCCGGACTACAACGTCCGCGGGACCCTGATTGGCGAGAAGTTCGTCCGTGGTCTCAAGGTGAACATCACCGAGGTTGCGCCCGTTACTCCGTGACCCAACCCTTCCCTTTGAAGGGAGGGATGACTAGTGGCTTTTGTCACGGTTGATGAGGTGGGTACCCGTCTTGGGTACCCCCTCACGCCCGAAGAGCAGACCCGAGTCCAGGCATTCATTGATGACTGCACTGTCCTCATCGAGGACTACTGCGGTAGAGACTTCGAGCGTCGAGAGAACCAGAGCTTCCAGCTCCCCTCTACAGGGAGCTGCTTCCTCAAGATCCCTCGTCGCTACCTCCCCTTCCTGGAGGTGACTGAGGTCAAGGTCGGGGACCAGGTCGTGACTGACTGGGTCCTCAACGATCTGGAGGTTGGTCTCTACCGAGAGGCCGGCTGGGGCCAGGTCGTCACCATCACTGGTTCCTGGGGCTACTTCACTCCGCCGGCAGTCCTCAAGACTGCCACCGCGGCTGAGGTCATCAGGTGGATGGCCCAGACTCCTGGCCTTGCCATGGAGCGGACTGGAGAACGAGAGGTTGAGTACGCCACGGCGTCCAGTCCTCAGTCTCTGTCTGCTGCTGCCATGCAGGCTCTTCGGAGGTACCGGCCCTCAGCCGGGACCATCACCCTCAAGCGGGGTGACTGCTGATGAGTCAGTGGGACGAGGTTGTAGAGGTCTACTCCGCGGCTGAGAACACAGACGGCATCTACACCAAGAGGGACTGGACCAGCCCTGTGCTGGTCCTGGCCTCCAGGGCCTCTGTCCAACCGGAGAAAAACTTCGAGATGAGGTCCCCTGAGAGGGACCTTGCTCAGGAGCGACTCCATGTCTACCTGCCCTACACAGAGCTGATAGACGACCAGCACCGCGTCAAGTGGCGCGGTACCTGGTTCGAGGTCGATGGTCCTCCTGATCTCTGGCCTTACGGCTCTACCCGTTATACCCACCTGATCATTTGGAGGGCGAAGAACGGATGAGCCAAGAAGGCAAGTTCCACATGACGTTTGACCGAGGGTGGGAAGCCAAGATGTTTTCCACCCTCGAAGCAGGCGCTCTGGTGGCTGAGGTTACGGAGAAGATCCGCGGTTACGTCGTCCGTGAGGCTCCTCGGTCTCGTACAACCAAGACCAACTGGAACCAGCTCAAGAAGGCAATGAGTGCCTTCGTTGAAAGGGATGCCCGGGGGTACTACGGCAACGTCACCATTGAGTTGAACGACCGAGTTCGCCATGCGTTCCTCCAGGACCGCGGTTGGACGGACAAGAGAGGTCGCCGGCATCCCGGCAAGAGGTACCTCCGTGAAGCCCTATTGAAGGCAAGGGAGGACTGATGAGCCTTGATCCAATGCGTGCTGTGGTGCCCTTCCTCCAGGGCCAGACGGACATCCCCACAGGGAGTGTTACGGCTGACATGACCTCCCGTAAGGTCGGAAACACCACGGTCTATGTCTACGTAGATGACGGCTATCAGTTCCTCAGGGACGTGGGAGACCGAATCTACGTTGCCTATGAGGTCTACAGCCAGGATAGAGACGAAGCTGTGAACCTGGCCCTCCTTGTACGTAAGTACCTCCTGAAGGGCCTCAGGGATGTCTCAGTGGGAGACCTGTATGTCCTTGACGCCCACGACGAGGAGTATCCCGACTATGAGCCTGACGCCTCCTCAAGGGAGCACGTCTACTGCGGAGTTGTCTCCCTCTACTGCGTAGATAACTGAACGAACTAACACACCTGAGGCCCCTTCCGAGGGGCCTTTTTTGTTGCCCTGATGAGGAGTTCATATGGCTAACACTGATGCCGGAAAGATCCGGTTTGCCCCTAGTGGCATGCTTTCCATCGCCCCGACTGGGGGTTCTCTCGTGGTTCCCGCGGAGGTTGGTGACGGAGGCGAGACCATCCCTGCCGGCTACAAGGCTCTTGGGTATGTGACGGAAGAGGGCGTCACCCTGACCCCGACCATTCAGACCACGCCGCACAATGCCTGGCAGTCCGCGGCTCCTGTGATCTACAACGTGGACAGTGCAGCCTTCCAGGTCCAGGCCACCCTGATGGAGGCTTCGAAGCTCGTCACGGAGACGTTCTTCGGCACCACCTGGACTGAGGTCATGGAGGACGTTGGCGGTACGCCGACGCCTACCGGTACTTACAAGCTGAACCTGTCTTCGCTCCCCGAGCTGGTTGAGTTCAGCCTTGTCGTGGACTGGAAGCAGTCCGACAAGTACTGGAGGGTCGTCCTCAACCGCTCCATGGTTTCTGAGCGGGGGGCCATCACCCTTCAGCGCACTCAGGCCAAGCAATTCCAGCTCACGATTGACGCGATGGACCTTGATGGGTCCCTGGGTGATGTCTACACCAACGAGGTTATGACCAGCACCCCGTGATGCTCTGTCCTGCCGGGAGACATGAAACCCCGGCACTCACTCTCACTCACTCGTAATACCCCCTGGAGACACTCATGCCTGCTGCTCGAAAGACGACTACTTCCAAGACTTCTGCCCTGGCTGCCAAGCAGGCAGAGGCGACGCATGACGAGAAGACCGGGGACGAGGCTCCTAAGACTGCCTCGTTTGAGTACAAGGGTTTCACCTACACGGTGCCGGCCGATCCGCTGGACATCCCGATGGAGGTTGCCTACTGCGAGACGGAATACGAGATTGTCTCTGAGATCGTGGGCCCTGATCAGTGGGTTGAGTTCCGCAAGTCCCGCCCGACTATCCGTCAGTTCGGTGAGTTTGCGGACCTGGTTCTGAAGGCTTCCGGTCAGGCTGGAGATGAGGACGAGGGAAACTGATTCGGACCGTCCGCGTATTGCAGGAGTTTTACGAGCCTCTTGAAGCAGATCTCAAGGAGTTCTTCGATGAGGATCTCAACGACCTCTGGCGCGGACGGCTGTCCTTCCGAAAGATCGGTTCCTACATCAGGTCTCTGATGATGAAGCCTGGTCGATCCACACTCTTGATGGCTCTGGACGAGTCTGCGGAGTGGACTCTTGAGCAGTACACCTTGGCTCGCGTCTCTGACGCCATCGAAGTGTCCAACTATTTGTTCATTCAAGCCAACTCCGCTGAGGACGCTGAGCCTATTGACGAGCCTCAGCCCATTCCCCGACCTGGTCAGCCTGAGGTCGTTCCCGAAAAGCCCAAAACCGAGGAGTTCGCTTCTGGCCATGAAGTGGCTGCGTTCTTCCAGAGATTCAATTCGTAGGAGGTCGTATGGCCACGGCTGGAAGCGGAAGGGGTCCCATCAAGGTCGGAAGCGGCTACATCGATGTCTTCCCGAAGATCAATCAGAAGCAGCTCCGAGAGACCAGGGCTCAGCTTGAGAAGCAGATGGGAGCGGCCGGCAAGGCCGCAGGCAAGACCTTCTCCGAGGGTGTCACCAGTCAGGTAGCCACGATTCCTAAGAAGGCCAAGGCTGCTGCTGACAAGGCTCAGAAGGAGATCCAGAAGTCTGCCCTTGACTCCAAGAAGGTGCTCTCTCGCATTGAGAAGGAGATCACCAAGGAGTACGGCACGGAAGCCGGGAAGCGCTTCCGTGAGGCTGCTGAGCTGGAGAAGAAGAAGCAGAAGCTTCTTGAAGGCACCTCTGTCGAGACTCGTAGAGCCATACGGGAGACGACAAGGGCTGAGCAGGCAGCAAGGCGTGAGGAGTCCAAGCGTTGGGAGACTGCTCAGCGTGAGTACCAGCGGTTCATGCGGGACCGCACCCTTGAAGCCCAGAGGGCGGCTCGGGCTGAGGCCGCGGCCTTCCGCCAGTCACAGCGTGAGCAGAGGGCCGAGCTTCGTCAGACCCTGACTGAAGCTCGTCAGGCTCGGCTTACTGACCTCCGCAGTCAGCTTGACGCTCACCGTACTCAGGCGCAGTCACTGCGCACACAGCTCCTTCAGTACCGCCGGCAGATGCAGGACCACACCAGGTCTGTTGGCAGGAGTCTGACTGACCTCCGTACCTCCTGGAGGCGCCAGGGCGAGGCGATTGAACGCCTCGGAACCAACATCACTGAGACTGGCCGGCTGGTAGGTACTGCCCTTCTGGCTCCCCTTGGAGCCGTCTCAGCAATGCTCACCACCATCGGTGTGAAGTCCGCGGACATGCGAATCCTCGGACAGATGGGCCTCTCTGCTGCTGGTGTTGACAAGAAGCAGTCCGCTGCTCAGATGAACGCCATTCAGCAGTACGCCATTGCTACTCCGTTCAGCATTGACACAATGCACGAGTACCAGATGAAGCTTATTCGCTCCATCGCTGGTAATGACGATGAGTGGTACAACAAGAGCACGAAGACTAAGGCTGCCAACAAGGCAGCCAGTAAGACCACGGACATCATCATGGCCGTGGGTGACTCCATGGCTCAGGCTGGCAACCTGGACCCGAATATGTTCCAGCGGGCTATGTACGCCATTGACCGCATCATGGACCTTGACAAGGCTCCGACGAGGAACATCAACCAGCTTGTTTCGGCAACCGGTATCCCTGCCGGTGAGCTGGCCCACATGTTCGGCTATGAGAACGCTGGTGCGTTCTGGAAGCAGGTGGGTACTCCCGTCGCCAAGGGTGGTGGCATTTCCGGTCGGGACATGGTGGACAACCTTCTCCAGCACTGGGACCCCGCATACTTCGAGCTGGACAAGAACGGTAAGCGGAAGATTGACCCCAAGTCCGGTCTCCCTATCGTCAATCCGGACAGCTCCCGTACCGGCGGTTCGGCCGGCTACGGCGAGAAGATGACCTCAGCCACTATCAGTGGCCGAATCTCCCAGATGAAGGAACAGGCTCAGTTCAACCTGGGTTCATTGTTTGCCTCTGAGGACCCCAAGACGGGTGAGTACAAGTACACCAAGCTTGGTGAAGCCATCATGGGCAAGCGAGTTCCGGTGATGAGAAGGGATGAGAAGGGGGAACTCACTGAGACTGGTGAGTACACCTACGAAGGTGGACTCCTTCAGCAGGTTCAGGAGCTGATGTCTGGCCAGAAGGGCAACGTCATCAAGCTCCTTGAGACCTCCTTCGAGGCTCTGGGAACCTTTGTCGAGCAGATTCAGAGCTTCTCTGACTGGCTTGATCAGCATCCTGAGATCAAGGACGGCTTGGCTGAGATGGCCAAGCTGGCTATTGCGGTTGCTCCCTTCGTCCTGGCACTTGGTCTTGCCACCAAGGTACTTGGGAAGGTCACCAAGATCTTCGGAGCCGCTATGGCTCCTGTGAGTGGTGCTGCCAGAGCTGCCCGAGGAGCTACCCGCGGTGTTCGTCAGGTTGGTTCTGGTATTGCCTCCGCTCGTCGTGGCGACGGCTTCCGTGAGGGCTACCGAGACCGCCGTACTGAGCTTCGGGGCGGGGACACCCGCGGGCCTGTGGCTCGTGCTCGGGACCGGATCACCGGCAACGACTCTGGACGCAATCAGCTTGCTCAGCAGATCCGTGACACTGAGGACGCCATCCGGCAGACCGAGGAAGGCATGAGGGATCTGCAACGGCAGATCCGGGATGTCAACTCCACCTCCATCAGT